GTCTGAACTGCCGCTACAGCTGCGTAGATAGACTCTGCGATTGCATTACCTTTACCTTCAGCTGTAGTAGCTGCTGCAAGACCGCCCGGAAGCACTGTATTAACAACAACAGTACCGTCACCATTCGCCACAAGACCGGTAGCAAGAGAAGAGGCTTCGATAGCCGCGGACACTTTACGGTCGATTGCGTTTGCAAGACGTGCACCAAGTTGACGTACATTCATTGCTGAAACATCGTAGCGAGCTACTGCTTCTTTCCACTTATCGATACGACGTGACTCATACTGAGGACGGTCGATTGCGATGATGATTTCATCCTGTGTACCATTAGAAACGGAAACCTGAGTACCTGTACCATACGTAGCAAGAGCTCCGTTAGTCTTGTCCTCTTTACCTTCGATGATGAATGAACCGCTTGCGGCACCTGTGCCTGATGCGTCATCAACGCGAATAAGATTCATGAAACGTGTTCTACGTTCAAATGCCTGTAAGACGTCTAGTGTGATGTCTCTTTGTAAGTCGTTTGTTGTGTCTGTTCCCACATCGGGAGTAGTTGCGCCTGTGTAAGCCATGATTGACCCCTTTTTTGATTATGATTTTGTTTGGTTGTGGTGTGCCTAACTTGTCACAATCTAAAAGAGCTCAACCTAAAGAGGAGGAGTGTGTTTCAGAATGATATCAATTAGTCAGGCTCTCGCCCAACTACCATGCTGAAATTATAACATAATTTTTATGAAAGTCCAAGTACGTGATTTGGAGTAGCTTTTAAACGTGCCTGATAATTGCGTTGAGCTTGCACGTCACGACGACCTGCCGGAGTTGCTAGGTAGTCTTTGTCTTTATACAATTCACGTCTGTCACTGTACGGACGGATACCGCCTGACGCAGGTTCACCATCAATACGTGGAGGCGTATGACCTTCTGATACAGCGCGTTGATAACGTGCGTACATGCCTTCGATAGCCAACTCAGACATACCACCGGTAACATCTTTATCAAATGCCGCACGTTGCGCTTCAGTAAGATTCTCTTTGCCCCACGCAAGCATAGCGTTGTATTGCTCCGCGCCACCAACAACAGAATGAGCAGTTGTGATGCGCTCTTTAAGTTCAAGTGCACCAAGCTTCAAGTCACGTACATCGATACCTGCTTCAGTAGCTCTTGCTTCCATGTCCGGAGTCAGTGCCATTCCGTTCTCCATGAACTCAGGTAACATGTCCATGATAGTCTCTTGCTGAACTGTGGCCAGTTGAGCCTGTTGTTCAGCTTTTTGGGCTTCAGTCTGCTGTGCTTTTTCAGCTTCAGTCTTATCACGAATAGTGTTCGCTTTAAAGTCTTCTGCTTCCTTTAGCTTTTCAAGCACCTCATCGATAGAACTAAATCGGCCCTTGAGCTTTCCATCTTTAAACATATCTTCACTTGGCGTGAAGCCGGTAATGTCAACCGTGTTGGCCTTTACATCAGAAGGTAGCCCTGATGATGTGGCTTCAGGCTCCGGAGCAGGTTGTGCTTCTACTTGTGGTTCTGCACCACTTGGATGTGTGTTTTCCATAATTTATCCCTCTCTCCCAAAGAAGTCTCTCTCAATCGAATATCTGATTGGGTTGTCGCGAAGCTCTGCTTTAGACAGTCTCCATACAAGTTGCTTTAGTTCCTCGTCATCGATACCATGCTTCTCCATTACCATTGACGGTGCCCAGTTGGAGTTGATAAGTGCACGCAACTCTTCGATTGAACACTCAGTCTTTTGCCCTGCCTTACGTCCCATAATTGTCCCGTTCTTCTTACCCCACGCACGATATTCATCCGGAGTCATAACATGAATGTTCTCTCCTGCCATACCGTCAACGATTTCAGGAACTTGCATTGCTGCGATTGACGCTGTGAGACGTTCTTCAGCTGCTTCTTTTTCCTCTTTAGTAAGGACAAGTTCTTTTTTCAAAGCTTCATTCTCTTTAATCACCTCTTCAGGCACCGCTGTTTCCACCTTAGCAAGTTTCTCTCTTGCCTCTTTTAACTGTTGTGCTAGTTCTGCATTACTTGGCATATTATCCCTTTGTGTGTTTTCTGAGCTAAGCTCTATACTACAGTCCGAAGACCATAGTAAGAACTTACTTCTTCGCTTCGGCTTTCGCGCGAGCTTCTTTTACTTTCTTGTTCTCAGGCAGGTCTATTGCACTGATGACTTTTAGAGTTTCTTTGGCCATATCTTTCTCCTTATCTAAATGGTAAATAAAAGTATACCATAAGTTTACTGTTGCTCCGGTGGAGGTACCGCTGCGTTACCCGCATTTGTACCTGCCGCTGTACCGCCGGCCTTAGCCGCAGCCTCATCAGCTTGCTGTGCTGCCATAGCTTGCTTCTGTTGCTGCATCTCCTGTTTGACCTCGTTAGGTGTCTTCATAAGATTCGTCTCATCGATACCCTCGTACGCGTTATAACGTGCTAGGATTTCCTCATCCTTATACCAGTGTCTAAGACCAAGAGCATCGGCACGTTGTAATACTGAGTCGAGCTTCTGTGCTTCTTGTGAACGGCCAAGCGCGTCAAGACCAGTTACGATATCAACATTGATTGACTCAAACTTGATACCAAGCTCACTCATTATCTGTGTGATAATCCATTTTGACCACTGCAGAGACAGCTTAGAATAGATACCTGCGAGCGAAGATGACTCAAGCTCTTGTGCCATGAACCGAATCTCTTGTGCCGTAACACGCTCTGCGTCACGTGTTACCGATTCATTCATCAAAAAGGCTGATGCCAACTCTTTCTTGAGCTCCTGCTCACGCTGAGCTACGATTTGGAAGTCAAAGTTCTTCTCATTCTTGAATGTAGTCACGTCTGCCGCATCTCCATCGATGACATCACCGTTCTCAGAGTCAGCCACATCCTCTTTACGCGTGCGACCGCCACGTTGATTGACAAATATGAGGTTCTTTGCAGAGATTATAGAGCCATCTGTCAATAATTTACTGAGTTTATTCAGTTGTTCAAGGTCTTTAAAGTAGTCTTCTGCATACGGACGGTGGTAATCGTCACCTTTCATCCATGTCCAACCAAGATAACGGAAAGGAAGTGCGTCATAATCTTTATATGTTGCCCCTGTTCCTACAAGTTCCCCATCAATATCTTGGGTCAGAGTCCATCTTCCAGTTTCTTTATCCATTTTAAGCATAGTATATAGTTCATATTCATCCTTAACATCTTTTACAACGATATCTTTCGGCAATACTTTAAGTTTTTCCATGATACACATGGTTACAGGCTCACCTGAGCTGTTCAACTTTACTACAAATGATTGGAGTCCATGGAGTAGGATACCTTTATTCTTTTTCTTCTCTACAATAACCGAACCAACACCGATAAGTTGACGTATGATGTCAAATAATGAGCTACGAATCTGCTGTGTCTCAAGCTCTGTGTTGATTTGTGTAGTCGCTCCGGAGATTGCTGTGGTGACTTTGGCTTTATTATCAGGTGAACCCTGCGTCATGGCTTCAAGTTCTTCAGCAACCGGTGTAAATCGGAATGAAGACGTCGATGGTGGCAACAGCGCCATACCCATCTTGGCTGTTAATGTGTTAATTAGGCGACCACCATAAGATTGATTATTAGAATCAGTCATCTGAGTAGTTCCGCTATCGTTTGTGTCACGTATCAGGTACGGTATGGTCAGAGAAGAGATGACCTTGGCTCTATCCTCATAGGATGTCCGGTCAGGAGTGTTGCTATTATAAAACTCACTAGGAGTTTGTTCTGTTGTATCCATTATTTAACCTTTGTTTTAGGTGAATCATCAAGAGATTTGATAAAATCAATCATCTCGACCTGTGCGATGTACACATCACGCTCTCTATCTGTCATTTTTTGCATACGTGCCACGTCATTAGGGTACTCTTTTTCAAGCACCTCGATAAGTTCAAACATCTGCATGTTAAATTCCAAAGCCTAGGCCAGTACCGCTACCTGTGGTGAGTCCTGCGGTAGACGATGTAGACTTAGGTACCAAGAAATCATTAGTAGAACCAATAGTCTTACCTTTTTTATTAGTACCAAAGTCGATTGTTGCCGCGTCCTGCTCAGGTCCAGTCTCACGTGCAATACGTTCCTGCTCAGCCTTAGCCTCTTCTGCTGCTCTGCGTTGTTCAGCCTCAGCTTCTTTTGCGGCATCACGAGTCTGCTTACCTGCGTATGCACTTGTTGCCGCTCCGATTACTGCCGATGCTACCAGTGCCGTACCTACTCCCATATTAAACTCCTTTGTAAAAACATTGAGTCACGTCGTCATAGCCGTCGCAGTACCTTGCAATCGCACTGTCTTTCTTACTCGACTGGATAACGAACTTTCCGTGTTCTTTTACGTTACGCATGATATACAATTTCATAGCGAATGTAAAATCCTCATTACGAATTGTAGCAGAATTTACAATTTTTGTCCCGTTATCATCGTGAATCATAACAATTCCGAATAATTCATCACCATTATAGAAAAGTTGCTTGTCTACGTAAGCGCTACTTAAGAGTTCTTTCCAATTCTCAGACACAGGTCCAAAATTGGACTCGATTAATGCTACCACGAGTGTAGTCCCAACTCAGAATACACGAAATCGGTTTCTAAAAAGGCTTTAGCCTTAGAAACGAGCTCTTTCATTAGGCCACGTTGTCTATATTCATCACGCGTGTACATCTTTCTTACGTAATAAACACGTAAGGTTGGGTCAACACATGGGTCGGTATAGTCTTCAAGCACCAAATGAGAATGAAAGTCGTCACTTATAAACACATCAAACCGCACAACCTCATCAACAGCCTTGGCTAAAAACATATCAAAGTGCGTGTTTGAGCAATATGTAGGAAATTGCTCGATATATGAACGTTGATGGTTATGCGCAAGTTCAATAATTAGAGCGGTGTCATATAATGTAATCTTTTTCATGGTACAATTATAGCATGAAAAAAGATTATTTCCAATATCCAGTCCCGTTGAGTTACGAACTACGGGAGCTGTACAAGAGCCCTTACAAGTTCTCAGATGAGTTGCGTGAATACGTCAACTACATGTTCACGCACCCCTACAACAAGTACAACAAGCTGTACCATAATCTGCACACCGAGTGGGACAGCAACGATATGCTAAAGCCTGCGTACCTCATGGCCATGCACTACATGAAATACCCACAACGCTATGGTCACGCGATGGATAACATAGCCGACACGATGCTTGTACGTATGTGGAAGCAGTTTTTACATCTACATAAACACCTACGAGGCGTTCAGTTCTCATCTTATATGCCAACAAAGATGAAGATGCTGACAATCGGAAACGGGTTGTTCCTTGAAAAGCTTATCGATGAGATTAACAGCGGAGTCATTATAATGAGCAGTGATGATATGATTAAAAAGCGTGAAGGAAAAGGCTTGCGCGAGAGCGCACACGCGTCAATGAAAGAGGGCGGACGTGAGTTCGAGTATCTATGCAGCTTGGATTAGGTGCGATGCTTGTCATCATGGTCGAAGATGAGCTATGGCAAATCTACGGAGAGATTGATGACGAGGATTGGGAGCAGTTGTTAGAGAGTATGGACGAATATTATCACCCCGAATAGTGTGATGGGGCCCGTAGGCCCCAATAAGGAAAGAAAACACACTAAAGTCGCAACGCTTGGGAGACGTTGGACAACGAATTATACCATAGACCTTCTTGATAGAGCTATCTCTTGCGCAACTTCTTCTGAATTCTTACCGGCGATGTCGTCAACGATGCACTCATACTCGTGAGTCGAGCAATTAAACTTGTATGTAAGCAGTTGGTTGTTGATTATATAGACTAGGACCATGGCGTTTCTCCTTTGTTGATATAAGATGATAGCATTACAGACCTTAAGGGGGCCTAAAGGTCTAAATTTTGGTGGGGAAATAGACGTTTGGGGTTCCCCCCATCGCCTTGAATTCTGATTTCCCCCGTGCCCTGTGCTAAAAAGGCCGTTCTCACACCAAGAAAATAGGTTGATATTGATTAATATTGGAGCGTGCAATGGTTGTTTTGGGTGCAGTTGGCGCCGTAAAGCCTATTATATGTATAACTTTTAAGGCGTAAAGCCTATTATATGTATAGCTTTTAATGCCATTTGGTGCTGTTGAGGCTTAGCGCTATATAGTTAAGTATATAACGGATTACAGGCACTCAGCAGCTGAGGCAAGCACGTGATTATATCATTAAAACTGAATAAGTCAAGTCCTATAGTTCAATAAAACTGATATCAATAATACTGAACTATCGTGTTATTATCATTCAATTATCTTTATATGTGCTGTGCAGCGATGATTTATAGCTTTTGTGGCCGTCACTGCCTCTCATTATATAATCAATAAAATATTTTATTGATTATATAATGAATAAAATATTTTATTTGTAAGCAGACTTTTTAAGTGATAATCCTTATCAATATTAGCTAATTGTGCCCTCTTTTACATGCTTTTTTCATAAAAATAATAAAAATAATAGCATGCAAAAAGAAATTTTAAATTCCCTACAGACACCAACCTAACGGCGTTTGTAGGATTCTTAAAGATTTCTTGTTTACCGTTCGTTTACTTTCCTATGCCATAATTTTCTCAGCGATTGACACAGACAACTTGTTAATCGAGTTCATTAAATTATCAAAAGAAAGCAAGTTCGCCCGAATCCGTCAATACAGACACATATAAGACGGGCGACACGAACTGTTTACCGTTCGTTTACTTTCTTTTGTCATAATTTTGGAAGTTCATTAAATTACCATTGTTAATAAAAACATTAAAACGTCCACATGAGGCGGTGCGGCTAACTCGAATACAGTCAATATAGACACATATAAGACGAGACGGTCAAGGGGGTATCTGCCCTTCAAATAATGTTTATAAATTATTTTTGTATTTGTGCTTGCTAGACAAGCACAAATTAAAGGATAAAAAATGAATAGTATAGAATTAAAAACAAGGGTCTTAGAAACATTTGAGCCCTATGCCGAAAATATAAGTTCTAGTGACGGGCTTCATTTTGAAACATCACTAGGTCTATACGTAGTTTTAACAAACGAAGAAAACTATTATTATAATGAGGGTGATAACCTATGTGACATGGAGTATATTAGATACAATGGTAACATGACGGTGTATATAGACGACGATTATGCAGATTTTGAAGGCGTGATATTACACGTTCAATAAAACCACAAATTAAAGGATAAAAAATGAAAGTAACAACAAATGACTTCAGCGTCATGAGTGGCGCCATTAAAAGATTTTTGCACCTGTACACAATGGATGAAATAAGCCGTTCAAAAGAGGTTTTTTATACGTCCTCTAAAGCAAATAACAAATATATTGCTTTTATATGGGCGATATATTTTAAAGTAAAAAACAATGACGAAACGCTTAAAGATATGATATTGAAACGGGCGTACAATGACGCCCACATTGAGACCGCGTTAAAGAAAATATTTAAAGAATATGGAATTAAAGGATAAAAAATGAAAACAGAAATAACACAAGAACAATTAATAGAGATGTACAATGAGGCCCTAAATTGTGAGGGCGAAGTTATGGGATTCGAGCGTAGCGATATCCTAGAAAAAATGGATCCTATAGCGTACCGCTGCGGATTAAATGATTTTTACGATTCGTTAACATACGATAATTACTATTGTGAGGAGATGGAGTAATGACTGTTATAAGCATAAGATTAGACGAGTATAAGGTGTACTGGATTAAGCGGTATAAAGACGGCCATTATTATATGAATCAGGGTATTTTTGGAAAGCAGTTCTATAGACAATGGACAAGGACGAACAAAGCGTACGCCCTGAGCCTTTTGAGAGGGTATCACGGGCAAATGTTACCTTATACGATAATGACGTGCAGTAAATAGCTAGAAAGCTTTTAAAAGCTTTCTTTGGTGTTTATCACTACAAACTAAAATTAAAAGGATAAAAAATGAAAGTAGTTAACATGCAGAACGGTAATGGTCGTGGGGTACCAAATCAGTTCGTTATATACGGCGCTGTGATAGAGATAGAAGGCGAATTAGTAGAAGGCACGATGTTTCAGTCGTATGAGTCAAATATCGCCTTTAAGCCGTACAATAGCGACGTGATTTATTTAGGTGATGATTGGGAATATTCAGTCACCACAGGCAAGTATCGAAACTTGTTTTTAGGTATCGATAAAAAAGAATTGCAGCAACGCATTAAAAGCGGACGCGCGGTAATATTGGAAGGGATGTGAGATGAAAAAGTTTTATACAGTAAAGGATGTACAAGAAGCAGGGTGTACACTTGAGCCTTTAAAATGTGTACATTGTGGTACGTTGGGTTGTGTTGAATATAATCAATACATAGGCGACGGTTATTGTGAAGAGTGCGGAGAGTGGCAAACAGATGAGGAAGGGGTGTAAGATGAAAGAGTTAATTTTAATGATGATAGATGAGGTTAAAAGAGGCGAAAATAAAATTATTTATTTGAAGCAGAAACAAACCGGAAAGCTTGACACGGTTTATTCAATACCTAAAGAAATGGAGAAAACAGCATGAAAATTTTAAATAGAAACGGAGATGTACTTTTAAAGTATGATGAGGCCGACTTGTATGGGGCCAACTTGCGTGGGGCCAACTTGCGTGGGGCCGACTTGTATGGGGCCGACTTGCGTGAGGCCGACTTGAGTGGGGCCTACTTGAGTGGGGCCGACTTGCGTGGGGCCGACTTGCGTGGGGCCGACTTGAGTGGGGCCTACTTGCGTGGGGCCGACTTGAGTGGGGCCTACTTGCGTG